AAGACCTATAAACTTTTTGTCCTGCTGGTAGATGGCAAAGTTGCCACGGTATTTCCATAAGTTAAAATCTTTGTGAACTGGCGCCCAGATATTCTTTTTATGATAGTCTTTGGACACTCCAGTGATAACAAGGTTATCACCGTCTTTGTCTGCAAATATTGTACCAAACTTAGTGTAAGGTATTTTAAATTCTACTTTCTCCATTATTTTCTCCATTTTTTAAAAATGTTTTCATAAGCTTTTTTACCAAAAGCAAAGGCTTCCTTCTCCCAAGGCGCATCTTCGTAAGAAACATCAACAAGGTACTCACCTAAGTCTTTGCCTTCCCAACGAACATGTTTTTTACCATCACTAGACCAACGTCTAACTTGTAGTCTACCGCTCACTTGTTGAGCGATATGTGCGCACTCATGTGCAAGAGTTGATAGCTGACTATAAAAAGGCATATCCCAACGAATAACAATTTTAAAATCTTTAGTAGCTTTAGAACCATTAAGCAGGATATCACAACTACCCAAAGTTGATTTACCTAAAGTAGTTTTTCTGATGTGTACTTTAACTGATAAAGTATTTTGTAATCTTTTAGACACACCAAGTTCAGTAAGATAAAAACTAACTGCCTCTTCAAATCTATCTGCATTTGAAAATTCAAGTTCAGATAGTCTTGGTAATGAAACAGAAACTTTTAGTTTTTTATTCTTTCTCTTTCTCATAACTTTCTCCTTTATGTTTATATAATAATTTATAATGATTTATTATATGTATTCAATATTTATTGATATTATGGCTGTTTTCTGGGGTTATTTGAGAGTACAGTTTCCCTCTTCATCGACCATTAATATGTGTATTTTAAGTTTCTTTTGGAGGTCTGTTGGTGTGCGTGTAATGAGATATCCTTTGTGTGTTCCTGATTTTCTTTTACTGGTTGATTTAACATCGACTAATAATATTTCTCCGCGCTCATCGATACCGATAAGATCGCATGGGCCCAGGCGCGAGAAATTATCAAAGACATAGTAACCTTGATCCGATAGAAATTTAATTGCTTGGATGTGCGATATGAAACCTTTTTGATGTTTTCTATTCACTTGATTAATATATCATCAGTGATGATACGTGTCACGTGATCCGTGGTCACCGTACACTACTTACACCTTTTCCGACCCCTTTTAAAAAAAAATTTTTTAAAAATGAAATATAAGTGTCAGGTGTGTCAGGTAAGCAAATTAATCGTTTGTTTAAGCCATAAACTACCTTACACTTGTCGGTTTTTAGTAGTGTACGCCTGACAGTAGTAGTGTCATGTAAAAACATTGATTGGCAGAAAACAGCCCTTTTGTTCTTTGCACCACGAGAAAAATAATTTATATGTTGATTTATAAAGAGGGTCAGAAATAGTGTATTATGGTTAAAATAATTGATGGAAGAAAATCACGCAAGCTAACACCAATGCAATTGCGTTTTGTTTATGAGTTTTGCACCAAGACATTAATGGGTTTGCAATCTGCATCTGAGTCTGCGCGCAAGGCAGGATACTCTGACTCTGCAGCTAGAAGATCTGCTTGGGAGTTACAAGATCCAAAGAAATATCCATTAGTGGCTGAGGCCATCTACGATATGAAAAAAGAATTAGCAGATAAGTATTCTGTTAATATGGATAAGCATGTTGCAAGGCTCGATGATCTTAGTAAAAAAGCTGAAGACGAAAAACATTATGCGGCAGCAATCAATGCTGAGGCTTTAAGAGGTAAGGCTGCAGGATTGTATGATCCAACAATAAGAATGGAAAGTGCTGTCGAGAACTTACCGCGTGAACAACTATTGCAAAAGTTAAATGAATTACAACGTAAAGGAATTCCAATTGTTAATGAAGAGAATGTTATCGAACAGGAAGAGACAAAGCCTGAATCAAAACTAATTGAGCAAGAAAAGATTAATGACTAAAGTCTTCTTACTTGTTGTTAGTTTGTGGGGCTACAATGGCGATGCTTGGGTTTATACTGGTAATCAAATGGTTCTTGGAGATCCAATGCCTAAAGAACAGTGTGAAGAAATTGCAAGCAAGTGGACTAAGTTTGAAATGAATAAATATTTTCGTTTCTCAATTGAATGCATTCAAGATACTCGTAAAAACATATAATTGCGTATCTGTGTTTTTTAAAAAAATAATCGATCAACAATAGTAAAATGAAAGAGTCTTACTTTGTTAAATTAATAAAGAAAAAGCTTACTATTTATAACTGGTTGCGCATTGAGACTACAACCCTTCATGGGTTCCCTGACATGGTTGGAGTTGCTCCACGTTTAGATACGATCTTCATTGAGGCTAAAGTTGCAACTGGTAACAAGATTAAGTTGAGCCCACATCAAATAGCAATGAACATTAAATTGTGGAAGGAGACTGGAGGTTGCAATTACATATTGGTTTATCAGAAACACGCGAAGCACCTTCCCCCAGAGATGATATATCTGTATGAGGGAAGGTTATCGCTAGATCTCTCACGAAACGGTGTGCTCGAACCGCCAACGAGGGAAGGTTGGGATACTATATCTAGTTTTTTAAAAAAAGTTCACGGTTCGCGCCCCACGAAAAGCGAGGAAATCTGCGGTAAAACAGGATAAGGTACGATAACTACAATTATCGTGCATTGGTAATCGTGGGAAATCTGCCATTAATCGCGAAAAACGTTAGGGTACCTGTGAATTATGGTAAAAATGGCGGAAAACCGCGCTTATCTACACCCCAAAAAGTCCCGTACACACGCGAGGGCGAGGGCTCAAACGCCTGTTTCAAATTTTCAGCCACCAATTTTTCATATGAAACACTTTTTTATAGGGTATACCCCTTTTTTTTAGTATAAAGAGGGTAGGAGTCCCAATGGATCAAGAAAATAATAAATTTGAAAAGTATTCGGACGAAGAATTAAGGCTTTTATTGGCAATTGCGATGCAAGATGATGCAGCTAAAGCAAAAGATAGCTTTATGCACTTTGTTAAAATGGTTTGGCCCGAGTTTATTGATGGATATCACCACAATGTAATGGCTAAAAAATTTGAAGACATAGCATCTGGCAAGTTAAAGCGATTAATTGTTAATATGCCACCAAGACACACTAAATCAGAATTTGCTTCGTACTTATTTCCAGCTTGGTTAATGGGTAAGAAACCAAAAACAAAGATAATCCAAGCAACTCACACAGCAGAGCTCTCATATAGGTTTGGTAGAAAAATGCGTAACCTTATGGACGACGAAGGATACAAGAAAATATTTAAAGATGTTCGATTACGTGCAGATAGTAAAGCATCGGGACGTTGGGAAACAAATCATGCAGGAGAATATTTTGGAGCTGGTATCGGTGGCGCTATTACTGGACGTGGTGCAGATCTATTGATCATTGATGACCCTCATTCAGAGCAAAGTATAAGTGAAACTAATTTTGATAACGCGTTTGAGTGGTATATGTCAGGACCAAGGCAACGTTTACAACCAGGTGGAGCTATAGTTGTCGTTATGACACGTTGGTCGGAGCGCGATTTGACGGGTCGTTTAATAAAACAACAAGCAGAAACTAAAGCGGATCAATGGGAGGTAGTAGAATTCCCTGCTTTACTTCCAAGTGGTAAACCTATTTGGCCCGAGTACTGGAAACAAAATGAATTAGAGTCTATCAAATCAAACTTACCTGTTATGTCGTGGGAAGCGCAATATCAACAACAACCAACGTCTCAAGAAGGAGCTATTATAAAACGTGAATGGTGGAAGATGTGGGAAAAAGAAGATATGCCTGAACTTGTTCACATTATACAAAGTTATGACACCGCATTCAGTAAAAAAGAAAAAGCAGATTTTAGTGCAATTAGTACATGGGGAATTTTTAAAG